TACTACTACCGTTCCTGTTATAGTTTGTGTTCCAGTTATTGTAACTGGTCCTGCTAATACTCCTGAAGCAACTGTTTGAGTTTCGTCAAGTGTTGTTGCATGTGTTACAACATAACCTGTGGCTGTCATAGATGGAGACATTGATCTCGATGCTGGTAGTGTACAGAAAACATTTTTAGTACCTGCAGAAAAGTTTACTGCACTATCAGAATTTGATGATGAGATAATTGTTGTTCTTGATAAAGTATCAGGAGTTGCATCGGTAACTGTACCAATACCTACCTCAAACTCACCTGCAGAATTATTTTCAATTGCATAGTAAGTTGTATTTGTCGTTCCAATTCCTGAAACAAAAGTTTCATAACCTTGCTCAGCTCCTGCAAGATTCAAAGTTCCTGTTCCAGTAGTTGTACTTGTTTCCTTAACTCTATCGTTAACTATTAAAGCCATTACTACTCCAAATTTTTATTACGCGTCGCCTAGTCTAATAATAGCACTAGAAGAGTTAGCAGTTGGAAACTGAACAACGAAATCTCCGTTTGTTGCAGTTTTTGTTCCGCCAAAATCTAGAACTAATACAGCTGGGTTAGATCCGCCACTCTTATAAATCAGTGCTCCTACAGCAGACAATGTTACAGAACTAAAAGTTAGATCTGCAAAGTCTACAAAACCAATGTTACTTGATACCGCTACACCATTATTAGTTAAAGTATTTCCACCAGAACTATAATTAGTTCCAGATGTTCCTACTTCATTAGTAGCAGTAAAAGCAGTTGTTGCTGTCGTTAAGCCAGATATGTTAGTGTAAAGAGCAAGTTTATAAGTTGATCCACCAGATGAATCAAAATTAAACTCTCCTTTTAACAGGTCTGTTTTAAAAGAGTCAGGTACTACATTTGCCATTTATATTTTCTCCTATGGTGATGGCGATTTAATCTGAGAACGAATAGCGCCATCTTGCCATTCATCTCTACGTCTTCTACCTTCTTGTTCAATAGAGTACGATTTTGCAGCCCTTTGATATGACTGTTCATAGTATTGTAACAGATCCGCTGGACCTTTCAAGTATCCATATGCATCTACCAGACATCCGTACAAAAGTAAATCCTGATATTTATTAGATACATAAGTCCCACTAGAGCTTACTGACGAGTCTGTAAGACTTGTGGGTTGTTTAATATATGCCAAAGTAATTTCAAACGTAGCGTTTGGTGTAGGTGCTACTACCCAAAAATTAGCATCCCAGTTAGCATAATACTTAGGTAAACCACTAGCTGTGCTAGGTGTATTGTAGTATTCTGTCATAAAACTAGTATCTCTTTTTTCTAAAAATACTTGATTATTAGATCCATCTTTTAACTGAACATATCTTATGGCTCTAAGATCAGATGGAATTGTTACATATCTGTTTCCAGACTGTAAGTTTGATGTAGCGTAAAATCTATTATCATCAGAGTCTACTTCTCTGTAAATTCTGTTTTCAGCATTTTTAATTATTGTATTTAAAACACCAGTTGACAATACAGAGCTATCTACTTCTGTATAGCTTCTAATATCATCTTGTAAATTTGTAAGTGTGTATGCCATTATGGTGATAGTGTAACCGGACCAGCCGATATACTTCCTCCTCCTATTTTTGCAGTTGCAGTTGCTGTACCTGAAGCTGTAAATGTATAGTTATTAGCATTTGTAACTGTAATTGTAAATCCCGAAGCGTTATTAATATCTGCAGAAGTTATACCTGCACCAGGTTCACTATCTCTAAATCTTACTGTATCACCTGTAGTTCTTCCATGATTATCTTCAAACACTGTAACAGTTGTAGATCCATCTGTAGCAGACAATGGGTTTAAAGTTAGAATCCTTGCAACAGCAGGTTCTGTTCTTGCCGGTCTTGCATTTAATAAACCTTGTGGATCTGCACTATGTGGTTTTGGTTGTAGTTGAGGATGTTTAGGTTCAAATTCAGATATATGAACTCTTGCACCATTCCATTCTATTACCATTTCAGAATATGGAAACGCTAATCCTGATCTATCAGAAATAAATTGTGCATATTTACCTGAAGAAAGACTAGACATTAAGACTCCGGATAATATATTTTAGGGCTGATATATGTGCTAGTAGAAGAACCATCTTCTTCTAAAGCTCTTTGTAATTCATCTTCGTATAACATCTTTAGCATTTGAACTCTGTCTGGTGCATTTTTAATTGCAAGATAATAAGCTAATCCTGCAGTCATGCATGGTACAAATCTGTACGGTACATCTGCATCGTTAGTATAATCACCTGCATCTTGAATTCTTTTTACATAATAATAATTTAAAAACTTACCTGCTTCACTAGATCCAGGTGTTAAAAACAAAGTAATTGTAATTTTATCTATAAATCTTTGAACAAAATATTGTGATGGTGTTCCAGTAGAAGTCTTGTTTGATAGTGCTTGATACTGTGATCTACTTACTTTTGTAAGTGGTGTGTCTACGTTAGAGTTTCTATAAGATGCTTCTAATATATCATCAACACCATAAACAGCTGTAGCACTTGAAGTACCATCACCTGTTGATCTAAACATTGTGTATGTTGCTTGATCTGCAACTAATGTAATATTATTATTTGCAACTTCCCAATAGTGCAAACCTCTGTTTGCCCATTCTTGAAATAAAATATTAAGGGATCTTCGAGCAGATTTTAATTGATAACCAGATACACCTTGTATACCAATTCTTTCAAAAGACTCTTCGACAATATCTGAAATAGAAAAACCTTTTTCAAAGGTAGTTGTACCCGAAGTAGTGTTGGCCATTTACTCTCCTATTTATCTAAAATAATAGTTGCCGTTGCATTTGAAATTGCTGAAATAGTCATTCCGCCTTCAAATAAGATTCCGTCTTCTGCTAGATTATAAGAAAATACATCACCTGCTGGTACATCTACTTGAAACTGTGTTACTGAGTTTCCGTCTTGTAATGTAACTGAACCTGCAGAACCTGTTGATGCTAAAATAATTCCTCTTAATCTTGTTCTTCCTGCAAAGACTGATGTAGCGTCTGTTTTTCTAACTGCTTTTACGTCTGATTTCATTATCCTGTGTATCCTATTGTTACAGAGTCTGTAGTAGTTAAATCTAAATAGACTCCATTTTTAAATCTTATACCAGAACCAGGAATCATTATATCTAATCCTTCAGAACTAAATTTAGCTTGAAACTCTAAAGAACCTGTACCATCTGTTCCATCGTGTAATTTAACTAAACAGTTAGTACCACCATGAGCTTGAATGTAAGTAACTCTACATGGTCCTAAGTTTGTACTTCCACCAGTAATAGTTTTAAATCTACCATCTGCCGTTAGTGTTGTAAACTTTTGATCGCTTATAAATGATCCGCCGCCTGCCATAATTATTCTCCGTTAAATTGATGTGGGGCCGAAGCCCCACACTAATTATTTATTACGATTCTTTAGCAAAAGTTCCTCTAACTTGAGTAACTTGCCATGCAGTAGTTCCATCTAATGATGCAATTACAACATAGTCACCTTGTCTTGAAGTAGCTTTTGTATTGATTAAGTCTTTGTCATCTGTTGATGAACCAGCATATGTGATTCCATCAGATGCATTAGGACTGATCGTCATTGTGTTTTGTCCATCAGGCGCATTGTTTGCGAACTTGAATGAGTATCCAACTGCAATTGCAGGTAAAGTGAATACCACACCATCTGTTTCAGAAACAAAAGTTTTTCCTGAATCAGCTGTAGTCACAGTGTAACTTGAAGCTTTAGTTTCAATGTTAACACCTTCTTTACCTTGAAGTACTGGACCTGAAAATGTAGTTTTTGCCATAATTATATCCTCCTAGTTTACAGATCATAGTCTCTAGGCCGTCGACTATACGCGTCTATGATCTTTTGATAATTGTATAGTAGGTTTTTTATATACTAGATTTGAGTAGAGTGCAAGAGAGCCTGTAGTGTGGAGTGGATTTATCCAACGATGTAGCTTTTTTATTAAGTAGCTACAGAAACTTGTGGAGCAACACCTTCTGCAGTGTTTTGC